CTATCGGTCAAGACTGGTTGTGATACTGCTAGTGTGAAGACAGTATTTGAAGTTGATTCTGTAACAGGTAATGTCACCATTGATTCTGATACAACTATTATTAACGGTCTTCTGAATCTAAATGGCAGTTGTTCAACTCCATACACTAATTCTCCTACTGGGGACAAATTAAGGATTACTAATGGAGGAAATCCAGCAATTTCTACTTTTGAGGTAGATACTTGTACTGGTGATACAAGAATCGGTAATACTCATGCTACAGTCTTTATGTTATCCGAGCAGTTTGGAACTACTCCTTCTGCATATACCAAAGATAGCGATGTTGTTTATGTGTATCAAAATGATCCACAGTCAATTAATCCTAATGGTTTAGGACCTGCAACAACTCTTACAGAAGCAATTACTGCAGCAACTTCTGATATTGTAATTCAGTCTAATCTAGATGCATTTAGTGTTGGAGATTATGTAATCCTATATGTCACAGATGCACAAATTGAAATTATTCGGATAACTGATACACCACGCACAGATACAACTACTGGCAAATTAATTCTACCAACATCAAGTAATTCTACTTATACTTCTGGTGGTAGAGGACGTGAAGGAACGACAGCTCAGGCATTCCAAGCAGGTGTAAATGTTATCAAATTAGTTGGTGCTCCTAGAACAACAGTTCTATTAGATGATATTCCTGCAACTCAATCTGCTCGTGCAGCTGCCATTAAGGCTCGTAGTCCTAATACTAGCGATGTTAGATTAGAGATTAGACTTCGCAATGGAGATCTAATTTCACCTAAACTAGATTATCCAACTTATGTCAGAATAGGAAGTGAGTTCTTTACACCTGACTCTGTTGATGGAGGAATTGATGCAGTTTATGCAATCAAGATGCCTAAGCAGATCAGAGAACCAAATACTACTGAAACACCATCTTATCAATTATATAATGGTGGTAAACTTAGTGTCTATGATGATACTACCATTTATGGTGGTGCATTCAGAATGTATGGTTCTGATAGTAAAACTCTAGTATTGTCAATTTCAAATGACGATGGTCACTCTGGAGATGGATCTATTGAAGATCCTATCAATAAGACTAATGGCATGACCCTTAAGGGTTCTGCTAATATCTTCGGTGATTTTAGAGTTTACTGGGATGATTGCCAGATGAACGGTATTTGTTCAACTGTACCTTCATTTGTTGTACAGGGAAGAACTGGCAGTCTTCAGATGGGTGAAACATTCTATCAAGCTGGTAGATTACTGATTACTGAAAATGCATCTGATGTAGTATTCCATGTTGATAATATGGGTTCTGCAGGTATTGGTGGTACTGAGGGTCCTAAAGACTTCAAGATTTATCAAAACAATGCTATTGATTCGTTTGGTATTGAGAAATATTGGACAGGTAATGGTGGTAGAAGACATACATATCTTGATTTTGATCCTACTACTGGTATTGGTCAACAGCAAGATAATCCACTTGAAGTTAATAATAACTACTTGGTTAATACTTCTAGTGGTAGTAATATGGTCCTGTACTTACCAAATGATGCTCAAACTGGCGATATGATTAGATTTATGGAACTTAGCGGAAATCTAACTTATAACACAAGTTTAATTATTAGAGCATTGAAAGATGGAGCAGTTCAAACAGCAATTCAAGGTGATACTACTGGATCTAGAGTTGGTGCTGGTGCTGGTCAAACACTAGCAACGGCATGGGATTCTGGAGAACTTGTAGTTCAATCTAGAAATGCTGCTTTTGGTTTAGTTTATGCTGGTCCTGTTGACATTGAAGGATCCTCTAATGCCAGAACAATTCCACCTTCTCTTCGTGGTTGGTGGTTGATGGAACTCTGATCTAAAAACAATGACAGTAAGATACGATTCAATTAAAACCATGAGATCTGCCAAAATTGGCACTATCATGCCTTGGGGAGGAGATGGGGGTACTGGATTTTTAGAATCTAATATCCCTAAAGGGTGGATTACCTGCAATGGTCAAACATTAACTGCTTCTGATTATCCATTGTTAGCTTCATCTTTAGGTGATTCTTATGGTGGTGATATGACTGATGCTGCTGGTGATCATCCAGAGTTTCCATATTATGGTACAGAGGCAACTTTTAAACTTCCAAATCTATCTGCTAAAGTTTTGATAGATATTGAAAGAGATTATCTCACATTTGACAAATATAAGATGGGACAAATTGACCCATTAAATTCTGTATATAATACACAAGGAGATAAATTAGGTGATCTAATTGATTCTTATGGTGAAAATGCGTTGATAAACACTACATATCAAGCAACAACTGACATTGATTTTACGTTAAATTTATCCGGAAATTTATATTTTAAATTTGATAATATTACTATGGGAGCTCCTGACTTTTTGGAGACAGTACATACATTGAATAGAAAATTGGGAATTAATCATACACCATCACATGGACATAGTGAAACTATACCATCAGTAAACCCAACTTCTACTGGTCCTATGGTATTTCGTACTGATAGGGGTATTGATATGACCGGTACAGTTACATCTGATCAGTGCAATAAAACTAAAGGTCCCATTAACTGCGCTCTTACAGAAGCAGAACCAACACAGTGGCGCAACGGTGCTACTAATATAACATACTACGGTGATCAAACACGTGAAAATACACTTCCACGTTGTGAAGGATATCAAGAATTTGTAAAAGATAGTTCAGGAAAAGATTATTGGGGTCATGTTCCTGCTGGTGAAGATAACTGGGCAACTACTGATCGTAATCAGGAAGGTGGTGGAACAGGACATGAAGTCTTGACATATGAGCAAGTTGTATTTGAACGAGGATTTACTGATACTTTTAGTTACGTTCCTACTGACGAACATCAAACACCTTGCCATACTGGGATGTTTCCAGCTCCAATGAGTCTAAGAGGAAGGTCAAATTTCTTTGGATATGATACTGGTGCTCCTATTAGAGGTGATGGACTAGAAGATAACCCCGAAACTTCTCCTGTATTTACAGTCTCTGGAGTAACTCTTACTAAAGATTCTAATAAAATTACACTACCTGCTAGTACAAATATTAAAAGATCATATAGTTCTGGAGGTGAAAGTTGGTATCAATATGATAAAATTACTCCTTTAATGTACATTACACCTGTTGTATCTGATAGTAGATATTATTACTTCCGTGAAGGAACAATGGTCCAAGTTGTTGAAAATATAGGTACTGCTGCAGCACCAATTTATGAAATTACTATGAGTCAACCGGCAAAAGCTACTGGAACTATTGGTTTATCATTTAGATATGCTACATATCCTACTACATTAAATACAACTAATACTGCTAAAGATCCTAAAGAACAAATATACAGAGCACATAATCATGGTAGTTTTGAAATTGCTCAGGGTTTAGGATCTATCGCTAGTCCTCCTTCTCATACTGCAAATGATGCAGATGGATCTTCTTTAACTGCTGATAGTTTAGAAGATGCCCTAAATATTACGGTTGATACCACTCAACCTAATGTAACAATGACGTTTATAATCAAAGCATACTGATGCCTGCATTTTACGCCAAAGAAAGATCTAAATATGGTAATTTATCAGGTCAAGTTATTATTTGGCCGTTAGAATATCAAGGTGATCCCAGTACTGCACTTAATAAATCTAGGTTGCCTGCTGGATATCTTAAATGTGATGGAACAAAATATTTTGCCTCTGATTATCCTGCATTAGCAGCAATTTTAGGAACAGGTGATTCATGTAAATATCTTAGGAGAAATCCTGACGGGACAGCATTTGATATCTTGTCTGATACACAATTTATGGTTCCTGATCTTGGTTCAAAATATCCAGAACCAACATCAGGTGCTAATGCCGGATCCTATAATAATATTAGATTGCCAAATGCTTTGGGTAACTTAGTAAGTAGATCAGGTATTGGAATTGAAGTAACGTCTGCAATCGGTGATACGGTAAACATTACATATTCCGGTACTATAACAATACCAAGTCAAGAAATTCCTCTTAGAGGAAGACCATCTTGGGAATATGCTGGAGATATACATTATACCGAGATTGAAGGTGTTGAAGAGACTGCAGTTGCCGGACATATGCACTTCCATAGTGGTACTAGAGCAAGAAATTTACAAACAAACGAACCTTCGGGAGATGAACCTAATCCAATTGGTGGTAGTACTGGTCGTAGAAATGCATCAACTATACCTATTCAAGATTGGTTAGATGCAACTAGATATAATAATGATTCTAGTCAACCACCTGGAAGTGGTCAGAATGTTTGTAAGGCAATTGATAAGTGGCGATCCGAAGCGATCACAACCCAGTTTGGGCAACAAACTATATACTGGGGAGCTTGTATTTTTGGATATGGTCAGGCAGAATATACTTATGGATGTTTGAGTAACGAAGAATATTCTCTTGATGGTTGGAGAGAAGAAGGATCGCCTAATGGAAGTGATACTGCAAAGTATGGTAACTATTCGGAAGTTCCGATATTCGGGTGTGTCCTTGATGGTGATGCTAATGGTGATGATCCAGCAACTAATTTTGATAATGACATTCCGGTTACATATGAATCTGGATATCCCGGAGTCCCATTAGATTTTGATAGTGTTAGTTTGCATGATGTTGTTCCATTACAATCTAATCAAGAACATAAATCTCAATCTGCTACTACCGATATTGAGAATGAAACTCTAGATACTATTGACTTAGCAATTCCAGCTGGAGAAGATCCAACTAGGCATAGTCATCGCATTTATTTGGAAAAAGGTGACCATAGTTATAAAGTTAAAACAAATGCAATTAATGTGCCACCTGAAAATTTGGTGACACGTATGGATATAGGAACTGATAACTCAGTTTCTATTGATGCTGCTACATCACCATATATTGTTATGGAATATTTAATTAAGATTTAATAGTAATGTCACAAAGTTATAGAAACGCAAGACAGGGATTCCTGACCGATATGTTGGTGGATACTACACCAATCGGATCTATTG